TTTAGGAACGGCTGAATCTAATTCGTTGTATAATCTTTGTACTCAACTCGCTGCATGGTATGATCACCCAGATTGTCGTGACAACGATTTCTTTGATAACGTTGAATCACGTGATTATGGTGATGATTTACTAATGAAAGTATTTAATGGGTTTGAAGATAGGTATTCCATTGCATATCTTGAGTCTTGGTACAGACTCCATGGGATGACATTAACCCCTGGAGATAAAACGGAATCCTTTAATGAAGGACAAACCGTATTGGATACTGCGTTTTTACAGCGTAGTTTTTACTTCAACCAAACTTTAGGACGTGTTGTAGGTTGTCTAAAACCCTCCAGAATAGGAAAATCTCTTTTCTGGCGTATGAAGTCCGAGTGTGTTTCCAAGTATGAACAAGAATTGAGTACTTGTATGAGTGCTTTACGTGAAGTATTTCTATATGATAATCGTGAAGTATTTGATAATGTACGTCAATACATGCTTGCAGTGTTGGATAGCGATGCTGCTGTTGACAGATTGCCGACATGGTTTTCTCTAACAGACTCGCTAACAATAGCTGCCTAAGGGCAGCCAGTTGCCTCACAAAGTCGCGTGGGGAGTAAATGCGCATCCCCAACCATACGGTTGGGAACAACAATGGTAGTGAGTAGCTCTTACATTAAGACGGTTGTAAGATTGAACTACCTGGGTTATATCTGTCCCATAAACAGTACCCCGCTAGGTGACCCTGATGGATTCGTAGGGAGAACCGAAAATTACCGAATCAACAAGAAACTAACTAGCCTATTTAACCGTAAAGACGCTCTCAATAGAGAGATCGTTGAACTTGAATTGTTCTTGCAAAGTTACCATAATGTTTTTAATGAGATGGAAATCAACGACTTGCGATCTAGTGAATTGTATCTTAAAGATCCAAAATACAAGAAGCGAGTTGAAGACTACGTTAAATATAAAAAGAAATTGGATACCGCGCGGGTTACTTTACGAGTTCTCAATCGACAGTTATCTAAATTACTATCGACTAATATCGTTGCTCAAGCTGATGATGCAGTTATGTCTACTGGTCCTGCTACTGCCGCACTTTCTCGGCCTACCGAGAATTTAAGCGATATGTTAGCAATATCACCTGAAAATCTGGATCCTTTAACTTCGAATAACGACTCTACGATAAAAAGTACAACGCTTCATTTGGAACAGTGGTTATCTCGACCAATTCCTGTAGTTAATGTGCAAGCTGCGGTAGGAGAAGATTTGTCACTAGATATTAGTATCTGGCAATCTTACTTTTCCCAACCGTCTGTTCGTGCAAAGCTTAGGAATTATCCTTTGATGCGGTGTACAATGAATGTGAGAGTAGCTGTTTCAGCAACTCCCTTTCATTACTCGAATTTGCAATTCTCTTATACGCCTTTGGATAACGCACAAGGTATTCTTAGCGTCTTTGACTCTGGTCTGAGACGCATGAAAATAGAGTATTTATCACAAACCCCAGGATGTGTAACATCTATGATTACTGATAATACTCCAATTGAAATGCATTTTCCCTACATGGCTCCGGTTCCTATGTTCCGGTTGTTCAACCCTAGTTCAGCAGTGTTAGGAGCGACTGATGATTATGATGATGTAGCTATTTTAGGTACTTTTCATCTTTATACAATTAATCCTATATCTGCTGTTTCTACCGATCCCAGTCCCATTAGTATTTATATTTATGCTTGGCTTACAGATGTGGAATTGGTTTCAACTACGGGTACTATAATTGAGGTCACTACAGAATCTAATGATAATGTAGATGAACGAAAGGTTGGTCCCGTTGAATCTATGTCCAGTAAGGCCGCAGTTATGCTTGGGAAGCTGTCCAATGTTCCAGTTATCGGACGATTTGCTCAAGCTGCCAGCATTGGTAGCTCTGCACTTAGTAAGATATCTAGTTTATTTGGGTGGTCTGCTCCTGTTATGACTACTAAACCTGAACGGATTAAGAATGAACCCTTTTATAATGCTGCAAACTTAATTACCTATGATACAGGTAAACGAATTACTCTAGACCCGAAGCAAGAGTTAACTGTGGACCCTACATGCATAGGAAAGAAAGTTGATGAGATGGCGATATCATATATCAATTCTCGTCGCAGTTTATTTCACACATTTACTTGGACTACGACTGACGATGCTTTTACAGTGCCCATATTTCGATGTGGTGTTACTCCGACTTTATTGTCACTTCATTCTGATAGTGGAAGGTCATGGCGTATGCCTACTGCCTTATGCTTCGCCGCGAGACCATTTAATTGGTGGCGTGGCGAAATAAAGTTTACATTTCGCATTGTTGTATCCAAGTTTCATCGTGGTAAGATTGTATTAGGATATGAACCAAATATGTATCAAGCACAGTTGGTTGATTCTGTTTCGAATACGAATAAACAATTCCTTCGAGTAATTGATCTTCAAGAAACTCAAGAAATCGAAATCGTAGTAAAATGGAATTCCAATCAAGCATGGTTACTTATTGATGGTGTCGATACCGACGTTTTTATTAATTTCGGCGATGTTGACGCACCAAATTTGGCTCGTTTCTGCAATGGATATATATTTTTCACTCCAATGACTAAATTACAAGCACCTATAGACTCTCCAGCCTATATTAACTGCTACGTCAGCTCGGATGACATGCTTTATAATGAAGTAGGTCCTCCTAACGGGCTTCCGGTCTTCAACTATCCATTAGGCGAAGAACTCAAGGCCGAGTCAGACGAAAATTATGAGTTTAAGACTGATATTATTAATCCTATAAATACTTCCAATGCCACAGTCTGTCATGAATTCTTTGGTGAAGCGCCTTATTCATTTAGAGCACTTCTCCATCGATTTCAACGGACCGGACAAGCTGGTGTAGTCGTACCACTTGATACAGATTCTGAACTTATGAGTTTGGTTGCTACTGGGTCGGTTTATCCGCCACCAGCATCATATAGTGATACGTTATACCAGTATTTACGACGGGCATATATTGGCCTCCGTGGAGGTGTAAAGAAACGTATATCAATAGATGGCTTGCGCGACAACACTGCTAGTGTTGTAGGCGTTTCAACTGCTGTTCCTGATAATACACCATTAACTGCAATGTCGCTTACCTATAATCCTTTTTACATAGATTCTTCTTTGTCTGTAGGTTTACATGGTACAGTGATGTATGTGACACACACGAATGGTGGTATTGAATTTGAACTGCCTTTTTATTGTCAGAACAAATTCCTGTATGCTATGGATGACATAGTTTATACTACTAATGATACATTTCAACCTGAAGTGTTTCAGAATAAGTATGCTATTGATGTAGTAGCTACATTACTACCAACTAACCTTGGTACTACTCCAGCTTTGTTTGGAGGAAATACCATCGTTTTTCGTGAGTACACGGCCTTTGCTGATGACTTTTCTTTACTAGGCTTCATGGCAGGTGTGCCATATTACCCGTAGAAATACCAGTATAGTTTTGCTGATTTATTAAAACAGCCCATAGGGATAAGACTTTGGAATTAGATGTACCTTTAATAGGGAACTAATTTTCATTGCTCTATGCGAGAGGAAGGAGACCTCTATAAATATAAATTTAAGTGCTCTGCACTTAAACTCCATGTTTTACATTTTTGAGTGCGGGGCCTTTGCACGCAC